TCCCCTGCATCCGCCTCGGCCACCTCACCGACACGCAGCGCCGAGCCTACATCCTCGCCGACAACCGTCTCGCCGAGATCGGCGGCGGGTGGGATGAGGAAATGCTCAAGCTCGAGCTGGCGGATCTCGCGGCCTTGGACATCGATGCCACCGAGATTGGGTTCGGCGCTGAAGACCTCGCCGAAGTCCCGGAGGAAGAAGAAGAGAAAAGCACGGACGAAAACTTTGCGGAGCAATACGCGGTCACGGTTATCTGCAAAGACGAAGCGCACCAGAGAAAAATATACGACAAGCTCACCGCCGACGGCTTGGAGTGCAAAGTTGTTTGCGTATGAAAATCGAAATCAGAAACTCCTGCCGAGATTTTAACTCCTACCGAGCCGCCCGAGTTAAATCTTTGTTTAACCCGGAGCGCGGAGACACCTTCCAGCTCGACGCGGAAATCCCCGGCCCCGATGACGATTGGCAGATTGGCGTTGTGGTCGGACCGTCAGGAACCGGTAAGTCAAGCATCGGGCGATCCATCGGCGGCGGCATCACAGACCTTTACCACGGCTGGCCGGATGACGCGCCTATTGTTGACGCCATAGCGCCAGACGGAGACTTTAACGAAGTCACCGGCGCGCTCGCCGCCGTGGGGCTTGGCGATGTCCCGGCATGGCTCAGGCCGTTCAAGGCTTTGAGTAACGGACAGCAATTTCGAGCCGGGCTTGCGCGTTGCCTGTGCGACCCGCCGGATATTTTGGTGGTCGATGAGTTCACTTCCGTGATCGACAGGCAGATTGCAAAGATCGGAGCGCTTGCGTTTGCGAAAGCGTGGCGCAGAACGAATGGCAAGAAGGCCGTTCTGCTTTCCTGCCACTACGACATTCTCGACTGGTTAGAACCCGACTGGGTTTTCGACACATCAACTGGACAAATAATAAAAAAAGCGAGGGCGGCGGCCCTTATAAACGCCCAAGAATCGAGCTGGAAATTAGGAAGGTCAATTCCAGTTACTGGCATCTCTTTAAGCCGCATTACTATTTAGACCTGCCGATGCCAGTTGCGGCCGAGTATTTCGTTGGTATGGTTGACGGCGAGCCGGTTGCGCACTTGGCTGTCACACCAAGATTTGAAATACCAGCATACCGGGCGACACGGCTTGTAGTCATGCCGGAATGGCAAGGCGCTGGCGTAGGAACTAAGTTTCTAAATTGGGTTTGCTCCTTTCACAAAGGCGGAGGCGGCAGGAAGGGCTTAAAACTTCCGACATACTTTCACACGTCTCACCCGCAGCTATGCGCTTTTCTCAAGCGGTCGAAAGACTGGCTGCAGGTTTCTGCGGTTCTTAACGGGGGCAATAAAAAGAAAAGCGCAGCAAGTATTAAAAAAAGCGGAACGGCAAAAGCAGACTCCGGCTACGGCGGTCACTTCCGCGCCGTCCAAGGATTCAAATACATAGGAAAATGAAAATTCTTCTTGCAGGTCAAAAGTGGTTTGGCGCGGAGGTTTTCCGTGAACTTAGGAAACACCCGGAGGTTTCAATCGCCGCCGTATGCTCCCCGGTTAGCGGGGAACGCGAGGACAAGCTCACCGCGCAAGCAAAACTCTGGCGCGTCCCGGTCATCCCATCGGGAACGCTGAAAGCCGCAACAATGCCGGACGGCGTTGATTTGATCGTTGCCGCTCATAGCCACGATTTTATCAGCGAAAAAACAAGACTCCGCGCAACCCACGGCGGCGTTGGCTACCACCCCTCGATGCTCCCGGTTCATCGCGGCCGCGACGCCGTGCGGTGGACGATTCGCATGGGCGACAAAATCACGGGAGGGAGCGTTTACCGGCTATCAAACCGAATGGACGGCGGAAACATCATCGTGCAAAGACATGTTTTTGTTCGCACCGGCGATACCGCACAAACGCTCTGGCGCGATTTACTTGGACCGCTAGGCGTGGAACTTCTCACGCATTCCGTTCTGCGCTACGCCCGCGAAGGATTCATAAACGGCGAACCACAGGACGAGGCCGTTGCGACTTGGGAACCTTCCATAGACAGGCCGCCAGCGTTTAGGCCCGACCTCATCATGCTGCCATATTCCAAATGACCCCCGCCGCCGAAGCCCTACGCGAACACCTGCGCTCGATCTACGCGCCCATCGACCGGCGCACCGTCACCGAGTGGTGCGCTGACGAGGTGATATTGAGCGAGCGGCAGACGCAGATGCCCGGCAACTTCAGCACACGCCTCACGCCCTACCTCCGCGAGCCGCTCGGGTGCTTCGGCGATGTCGATGTTTCCGACCTCGTGCTCGTCTTTGGAACGCAGACCGGCAAGACGACGATGGTCCAAGCAGGCACGGCATGGCGGATCGTGAACAAACCGCAGCCCGTCGTGTGGGTCATGCCAACCGAAGGCCTCGCCCGATCCTTCTCCGAGACGCGCTGGCTACCGCTATTCGACGACAGCGCCACGCTCGCCGCTCAGAAGCCAGCGGACCGGCACAAATTCAAAAACCTCGAGCAGCATTTTTCGCGGTGCTCGCTCGTCTTCGTCGGCAGCAACTCCCCAGCGAACCTCGCCAGCCGTCCCGCCGGACTCCTGCTGATGGACGAGGTGGACAAATTCGCCCGCGAGACCGACCAAGAAACCTCCGCGCTTTTCCTCGCAGAGAACCGCACGAAGTCCTTCGTCGGCGCGCTTCGCGTCAAGACCAGCACACCCACCACGCCGGACGGCGCGATCTGGCAGGAATACCAGAAAGGCACACAGGAGAAATTCATGCTCGCCTGCCCGCACTGCCACGAGCGCATCGAGCTACTTTGGGAACAGGTCAAGTGGGACACCGACGCAAAAGTGGCAGGCAAGTGGAACATGGCCCGAGTCGAAGAATCCGCGCGCTACATTTGCCAGCGGTGCGGAGGCGAATGGAACGACGGCCAGAAAATCGAAGCCCTGCAAGACGGCAAGTGGCAAGCCACAAACCCCAGCGCCCAGCGTGGGTTTCGCAGCTTCCACCTTAATTCCCTCTACGCGCCGTGGCGCTCCTGCACATTCGGCGCGCTTGCCGTGAAATTCCTCCGCGACAAAGACACGCTCAACGGCCTCCAAGATTTCACCAACAGCACGATGGCCATGCCGTGGGAACAGGTTGAAACATCAATCGGCGACGCCAACATTCTCAGCCTGCGCGGCGACTACACGCGCGGCACCTGCCCGATCGAGCCAGCGCACATCGTGACCTGCGCCGACATCGGCCAGGACAAACAGCACTGGACCACGGTCGCCTTCGACGCCAACGGCCAGAGCTATGTCCTCGACTACGGCACCACGCTCACCATCGAAGACCTCCTCGCCGACTCGCCCCGCCGCATCTACCGCACACCCAGCGGGCAGGAAGTCCGCCCCGAGTGCGGCCTCATGGATTCCGGCTTTGCCACCTTCCGCGTTTACACCGCTTGCCAAGTCAGCGCCGGATTCTGGCACGCCGCCAAAGGCTCCGGCGCCACCTTCGGCAGCCGCATCGGGCGCACCGTCATCGACGACTTCCCCGGCGTCGTGCTCTACACCTTCGTCGACCATGCCATAAAGACGGAACTCTTCATCGACCGCATCCGCAACGGCAAGCCCCCGCTCGCCATCCCGCGCGACACCACCGAAGACTTCCTTCGCGGCATGAGCGGCCAGCGCCTCGTGCCCCGCAAGACCGCCACCGGGCAAGAGTTCGTTTGGAAATCCGTGGCGCAAGATCACTACATGGACGCCGTAAAACTCTGCCATGTCGCCTGGCACGTCTTGAAAAACTGACGCATGAAAAAATCACAACTCTGGAAAATATATGTCGCAAAAAATCCCGCTTTCGAGCGAGATGGAAATGTTACTTTGTCAACGCGCGGCCTTCGGAAACTCTTCGACCAAACATGGGACTACGCCTTTCACGAAGGCGAAGACGAGATCGAAAACGCGCCGGTTAACAACTCAAAATCCGTGGACGATCTTCGCAAAATCTTCGGCATGTTCTGAGCAATTCGGTGGAGTCACCGATATGATCCCGACCATTTTCGTGGCTTCACGAAATTGATGTTTCGTCAGAAAAACGACTACATTTTTCGAACACAATTTTTATGACTTATACCTCATCCGGTATAATCAAAGTATATCATTCTTGCCGTATATCTCATCGGGTATCGTTGAAAATACAGACCTGTTTTTTCAACATGTTTAGAAAGTGACCGTAGAACTCAAGTCACACTTGAACTGCCGCGCAATTTCTAATCTCTCCGTGCTCTCGGTGTCCTCTGTGGTCAAACCCATTTTGACACGCCCGCCGAGGCGTGACCGACCTCGACAAAATCTCCGGCGTTAAATCCTTCCTGCGCCGCACCAAGACAACGCAGGAACTCGAAGCCCTCGCGCTCGCCACCTTCGCGTCGGCCACCGAGGAAGTCGTCATCACATCGCTTTCCAGCGACGGCACTGGCACAGGCGGGCAGGTCAGTTTCCCGAAGTGGCTCTTGCTCCAAGCCGTCGAAGAACTCCTGGCTGAAGGCCCGAACGGTCGCCAACTTTTCGCCATCGCCGACCGCTCCCGATACGGCACCGCCGTTTGACAAGCCGCCCGTGGCGTGCCGTCAAAATCAAAAAAATCAAGTTGGGGAGGAACTCGCTCTGGTGCTGGTCGCCCGCGCAAGCTCGACGCAAAAGCAGCGGCATTTGAAGCCGCGCAACCTTCGCTGAATCGCGGCCTCGTATGGGTGCCGACGACAGACCCGAAGAGGGAGTTAACGGCCTACACGCGCATGGAAATCCTGCGCCTCGCGCGCTGGCTCTACAACAACGCACCGCAGGCAACGTATATCGTCGAGCATCTGGCACAGAGAGCCATCGGGACCGGCATCGTGGTTCAACCGAAAACATCGAACACTGCTTGGAACAAAAAGGTCGATCAGTATTTTGAGGATCGCGTCTGCGCTGAGGCATGGGCATTCGACGCATCGGCACAGGTGAATTTCTACACCGCGCAATCTCTCATCTTGCGCCAGGTCGCCATCGACGGCGATTTCTTCGCGCAATTCCTCAAGACCAGAGAAGGCGCTGCCCGCGTCCGCTTCATCGGCGGCGAAGCTATCGGAGGCTCTGCCAGCTTCGGCAACACGGATGACATGACGCACGACGGCGTGCGCCTCGACCAATTCGGCGCGCCCGCAGCCTACACGATCGGAGGCAAAGAAATCTCAGCCGATCAAGTCCTCCACATGCGCCACATCCGCAGGCACGGCCAACCGCGCGGAGTCTCGTGGTTGCACTCCGCAGTCTCCAACCTCCGCGACATTTCCGAAATAAATGGCTTCGTGAAAGGCGCATACAAAGCGGGCGCGCAAATCGGCTACATGGTGACATCCACCGAAGTCGCCAAGATCGGCCTCGGCGCTGGACTGAAATCCACCACCAACGAAGTCGGCGACCTTCAAACCACCGACCTCCCGAACGGAATCCTCCTCCCGCGCCTCAAGCCAGGCGAAAAGCTCGAAGCCTTCAAGAACGACATCCCAGGCCAGACCTACGAAGCCGTGATGCGCGCCCTCCGGTCGGATGTCGCCTTCGCCATCGGACTGCCACCGGAAGCCATGATGGTCAATGTCGGCCTCGCAGGAACAGAGCAGCGCGCCGTTTTGGAAGTTACCCAAAACTTCCTCGAGCGCCTTCAGCAGCAAGTCATCGATCAGTTTTGCCGACCTTTTTACAAATACTGGTTGTGGCACGAAATGCAGGCCGGTCGCTTGGAATATCCGGGTGACGACTGGTGGCGGCACGAATGGCTTGCCCCGCGCAAGATCACCGTGGACAGCGGCCGCGACGCCCGCGCCTACAGCGAGCAACTCGACAAGGGCCACCTCTCGCCGACCCGATATTTCAACATGCTCGGCCTCCGCGCCACCGAGGAAGAGGACGATGTCATTGACACCTTCCTCCGTCGCAAAGCCAAGTGCGACGCGCTCGGTCTCAACATTTCCGAAGTCTTCCCGAACTCCGTCAGCCGTGGCATTGCCGCGCAACAACCCGCCGAGCCGGATGACGACGAGGAACCACCTCAACCACCCGCACAACCATGACCACACCCACCCCAAAATTCTATGCACTGGAACAAACCGGCAACAATGAAACCACCGTTACTCTCTACGACGAGATCGGTGCTTTTGGCGCAGGCAGCAAAGAATTCCTCGCCGACCTCGGCAAGCTCTCAGGCCAGCACATCCACCTCCGTATTAACTCGCCCGGTGGGTCCGTGGTTGAGGGAACGGCCATTTACAACGCTCTCCGCAGGCACGAAGGCGGTCTGACCGTTCACATCGACGCCATGGCCGCATCCATGGCCTCGGTTATCGCAATGGCCGGTTCACCGGTCTTTATGGCCGATAACGCACTCTTGATGATCCATAATCCTTGGACCGTCAGCATGGGTGAGAGCAAAGACCTCCGCAAAGAAGCCGACCTTCTCGACAAGTTAAAAGTCAACCTCCGCAACGCCTACGTGCGCAAGACCGGCATGGATGCCGAAGAGATCGCCAAAATGATGGACGAAGAAACCTGGCTCGACGCCGTCGAAGCCGTGGCTCTCGGATTCGCCGATGCAATCGAGGAAGGCGTTGCCGCAGCGGCAACAGCCACACCCGAAATGCTCCGCGCTCGTTTTGACAAATTCGCAAAGGCATCAAGCTCTATGAATCCAACAGAAGTCATCACCTACTCAGCCGAAGTCGCTGAAGAAGCCGCCGAGATCATCACCGCCACCGTCGTGAGCGAATCCGCTCCTGCCGAGACAATGGTCGAAACGACAAACGAAACAGAGGTCGTCGAAACCGAGACCGTCGAAGCTCCCGCGCCCGAAGTTGTCGAAGCTCCCGCCGAGCCACAGGCAAAACTCGCCGCCGCTGACCAGATCCTCGCCAAATACAACGCCGTCATCGCCGAGCGCGACGCAGCCGTTGCATCACTGAAAGAAGCCAGCGCAAATATTGAATTTCTCCGCAGCGAAATCGCCACCGAGCGTGAATCCCTCGCCCGCCTGGAGCGCAGCCTCGGCCTCTCAGCCGCCCGCGAAATCCCCGAAGTCCTGCCGACTCAGAACGCAGAAAACATTTACGACCAGTGGAAGAACGCCACCGGCGCCGAGAAGACCCGCATCTTCCGCGCGAACCGAAAGGCGCTCGAAATCGCGGCCAAAAATTTGACACCGCAATAATTCACGAAAACCCAACCACCACCTAAAACATCATGGCCACCACCATCTCATCCGAACTGAAACTGAATGTGGTTCTCGACAGCGCGCTCGTCGCCCTGCGCGAATCTCTTCTTCCTATTAACGCCTTCTCGACCGTCTTCAACTCGGTCCCACTCCAAGGCACCGACAAGATCGCCGTTCCCTTCTTCCCTCTCGCCACTGACGCGACGAGCGACTTCAACGGAACCTATTCTTTCGGCGACACAAACGCGATCAACAGCCGCGAAGTTACTGTGAACAAGCGCAAATACCAAGCGCTCTCCTTCACATCGAGCGAACTCGCCCGCCAGCCTTACTTCAACCCTGAGCAGCTCGGCTTCTTGAAAGGCCGCAAACTCGCCGAAGATATCCTAAAGGACATCCTCTCCGTCGTGACCCTCGCCAACTACGGCGCAGCGATTCACACGGGCGCAGCTTCTGCCTTCGACAGCGAAGACATGGTTAACATCAAGACCGCGCTTGACCAGGCCAAATGGTCCAAATCCAGCCGCGTGATGATCCTCGACAACGCCTACGAGGGCGCACTCCTCAAGGACGCTGGCATCAAGAACGCAGCCGCAGTCGGCACAGCGAGCGCCATCCAAAGCGGCCGCCTGCCACAGATCGCTGGCTTCGATGTCATCGGCACGAACCTCATCCCCGGCAACAGCCAAAACCTCGTCGGCATGGTCGCACTCCCAGAGGCAATCTTGGTTGCCTTCTCACCTGTTCAGCCATCCCCAGGTGTCCGCGCAAACCTCACCGCCTACGAAGTGGCAGTCGATCCAGAGACCGGCCTCACCATCGAATACCGCGCATGGGGCGACCCTGACACCGACACCGAGAAGCAAGTGCTCGAAGTCAACTACGGCTTCGCCCTGGGCCACGCCGCCGCCCTCAAGCGCATCGTCTCGGCCTAAGCCACATGCGCCTCGCAATCACGCTAAATCGCACCGGCGACACTTGGCAGGTCAAGCACCTGCCAAGTGTCCCGCTCGGCGAGCAGCTTGCAGACTTCAAGGCCAAGCAAGTGGCCGGCGAATTCACCGCAGAGGAAACGCTCGTTGTATCGCTTAACGATACTCTTAAGCGCCACGCGAAGAAGCCATCCGCCGCACCTGCTCCAGTCGAAGTCGAACAGTCACCCAAAAAGAAAAAATAACCCGCTGCGCTCTCTGCGCCTCCTGGCATCAACGCCCGCCGGACCTAATCCGGTGGGCGTTTTCTTTTGACACATCCGCTCTGGCATGTCGCCCGCGCAAAAAGACCATCTGGAAAACCTCGCCGCCACTGCGCGCAATACGCTCCTCGGCAAGCCTGCCACATTTCGCGGGCAGTCGATCAAGGTCGGCCTGTCTGCCATCGCCATCGGGCTTGATCTCGAAACCGGCGGCCTGCGCCAAGGCGGCGAGTTCACCGCGCGCTTTCTTGCATCGGCCCTGCAATCCGCTCCGCGCCGTGGCGAGCAGATATTGGTGGATGGCAAGACCTACACGATCCACTCCGTGCGCGAGCAGACCGGCACGCCGTTTGAGCATGTCGCCACCATCGTCCCCGGCTCCGCTTTATGAACGCTGCGATCGAAACATCCCTCCGCGAGTGGCTCCTCTCAACCGTCCCATTCGCCGACTCCTCGATCCACACCGGCCAATCCGCCGAGACCATCCCCGGAGACCAGCCCGTTGTCTTTTGCGCCTGCGAGACCGTCGAGCCGGTCGCCATGGGCTATTTCAAGTTTACGGCACAGCTCATCATCAGCACGCCGTGCGTGATCGAGGAGTCCTTGCCGACGCATCTGGCGCTTTCGGATGCGCTCAAGGCCGAACTCTACGACATCGCGCCGCTCGTGGATTTCCTGCCCGCATCCATGCACCTCGCCGGGGTGACGCTGAATGCCTTTGGCCAATCTCAGGCCAGTGAGCGCTGGCTCACGACGGCCGAGATCGTCCTCGGGGTCATAGAAATTTGACACGCCACTTTTTGCGTAACCCGAAAAAACCATGGCACTCTCACTTTACCGCTCCACTCCCGTCGCTAATGCCTTCTACGGCACGCCGGATGTCTCTGGCCTCATCGTCGAATCCTTCTCGGTGTCAGAAACGACATCACCAACTGAACAAAAAGACGACCTTGGAAATATCATCGCAGTGGCGGTGCCTGATCCGATCATGGAAATCAGTATCGAAGGTCTCCGCACCGGCACTTTCTCACAGACCGTTGGCGGCCTGCTCTCAGTCACCATGCCAGCGGGAGTCACCCTCGGAGCGACGACTATTGTGACCGGCATGACAAGGAATTTTGCCTCCGAGCAGTTCGAAAAAATCTCCGTAGCCGCCCGCTCCTACAAGACCACGATGACCGCTGGAGTAGCAACTTAATTCTCCACCTCCTCGCCGGGGCGGCTGCGTAGCGGCTCCCCGGCAGGCCCACCACGACAAATTACGACAAATCCATGACAGCTATTTTTTCTACCCGCGACCTCAAGCTCGCGTCGATACTCACCACCCTCGGTTTTGAGTTCGAGAACGCCGCCACTCCTGCCACCCGCATCAAGCGCGAATCCGGTGAGGAGTCCACCGTCTTCCACTTCCTGGCGAATCATCCCACGAACGGACAGGCCGCCGATGAGGTCATGCGCGCCTTTGCTGCCGGTGAGGACTACATCGCCGCGCATCAGGACGAGCCACTCGCCTACATGCTCGCCGTGCTACGCAACCGCGATGAACTCGTCTCCGTGGTTAAGCAGACGCCTCGCCAAGTCGTCTTCGAGCGAAACGGCAAAATCATTTCCATCAGCGAGAACGCGACAGAAGCGGACAAGAAGCGCTTTGCAAAATTCATGTGATCCCCAGATCGCCAACGAAAAACCCAACGAAAGACCCAATGAAAAAAACACCCGAATCCACCGAATACGAAACCGACGACGAAGCCCTCCGCGAAGCCGCATTCCGCGACGGCCCACGCAATGCTGGGAAATGGAAACTCCGCCCGTGCGTTCCCGCAACGATCAGCATTATTCGCTCCAACATGCTCGAGAAGCGTGACGAGTTCTGGTTTGTCGGCGCATTTGCTTTCGTGCACATCGCACCGATCGATGATGTCATCTCGGTGGATAACGACCCTATCGCTTTCAATAAAGCCGTGCGCCGCTGGCAGCTCGAGAACCTCACCACGCTCGAGGAGCAGAACGAACTCTCCGCACTCGTCTCCGCAGCCTGGGAACGCGTGAACGCCGCTGAGACGAAGGCCAAGCACGCATCCACCGGAAGCACCGAGTCGGGAAAGTAGCATCCCCCAACTGGCTCGCCTCCTATGTTTACAGACTCGCCAGTGTCACCGGTTGGGGGTTCCACGCCTGCATGTGGGAAGTCCCGTATGCTGCCGGGTTGCAAATCTTGGACGCCGATTCATTCAGTCGCGGCATTCCTCGCGTTTACCTGCGCGACAATCCGCAGGCGGATTTTGACTCGGTCGCTGCAATAGACGCCGTGCTTGAAAAAATAAAATGAGCTTATCCGTAGAGATTGAGACCACCGGACTGGAAGATATGTTTCGCTTCTATGGCGAGGTGAAGCAAAAGACCCTTCCAGAAACTCTACGCATCCACGCGCGTCTCCTCTGCGTGGAGTTAGCCAGGCGCACTCAGCCTTTCGGGAACGACCAGAAGGTGGGCGAAAAGGCAATCGCCCGCGATTTGCTTGGAGGCAAAAAGCGATACGGCATCTTTGCTCCGATCACTGATTTCATGGCCAAAAATGCGGAGCGATACCCGAGCGGAAACATCCGGCTTTTTGTAAAAAAAGATGGGACTATTTACGGATCAGACAATGCCCATTTTCGACAATTCGCCACGGCAGGATCAATGCGGGCAATCCATAAAAAAGCATTTCAAAACGGGGCAATGTCTTCGGCTGGCTCATCGACGCGAGACATCGGGCGGTGGAAATTTATCGACAAGTATTTTGTGCCGGGAAGCACGCTCGATGACTATGTGAAGTCGCAGCAGGAAAAGACAGGCTTGGCAAAATCCGGCTGGGCGGATTGCGCGAAAAAGCTGAAATCCCCAGTAAAAGGCAGTGCCACTCGCGGCATCCCAAAGTGGGTTACTCGGCACCTAAGCGATTATGGCTTTGGTCGCGTCGAAGACATGGCCGATGACCAAAAGAACCCTCGCATTACTCTCACCAACACCTGCCGGTATGCCGACAAGGTATGCCGTGAGAGTGAACGGGATGTGGCTGTGCTTATCGTCGTAAACAAAATGATCAAGCAACTGGCCAACATCATGCGCTACGAGCGCAAACAACTTCAGAAAGCCGCTTAATCTATGGCCGACGCAACAGTAACATTCGCCGCAAAAGACTTGAACCTCGGGTCCACGATCGACAAGCTCAAGAAGGAACTCGGATCCACCCAAGCCGCCGCCAAAGACGCCTCCAAAGGCTTCGATATGTCTTTCGGCAAGATCGGCCTTGCCGCCGGCGTGGCAGGTGCCGCCGTAAAAGTCGGCATGATGGCCGTGGAGGCAGCGACAGCTTCCGCCGCCGCAGTGGTGGCAGGGTTCGGCCAAGCGATTGACTTGGGCGGTGAGCTAACGGATCTCTCATCGCGGACAGGCGAGACATCGGGTAACCTTCTCGTGCTGCAACGGGCTTTTGAAAATACAGGCGTCGGTGCCGACAAGGTCGGGCCAAGCATCAACAAGCTCCAAAAATTCATGGCAGAGGCAGCCGCAGGTGGAGCAGAACAATCCGCCACGCTCACCGCTCTCGGCCTTTCCATGACCGACCTCGCAGGCAAGACGCCAAGCGAGCAGATGCAAGTGCTGGCTAAAAAAATCGCTGGCATTTCCGACCCTGCCGAACGCGCCCGCGCAGCGATGGAAGTCTTCGGCAAAAGCGGCGGCGAACTCCTGCCGCTCCTCAATAATTTCAGCGGCGAACTGGACGGCGCCCGCGATCAACTCGGCAGCCTGCCGGATGTCATGAATCGCAGCGCGCGAACCCTTGACGACCTAGGCGACAATCTTTCTGCCATAGCCTCCAAGACGACTGAGTTTGCAGCGGGATTTATCGAGGCAGCTCTTCCCGCGCTCAACTCATTTACCTCAGCCTTGAGCGGTATCGATGCCGCCGGATGGGGTCAGGCACTCATGAAGCAAGTCATGAGTGTGGCAGATTTCCTCATAGGAGCCTTTAAAGCGCCCATGCCAGCGATTGAGGCTATCGGGCTGGCGCTCATCGCTGGCGTGAAGACGGCCGGTAACAACTATCTGAACTCGCTTATCGACGCGGGTAATTTCTTGCGCGCCTTCTTTTCATCCGACTTACCAGGACTCATCGCCGGACAACTGGGCAATTCGCTCATAAAGATGGTAGTCGATTTTTCCAAGTTCTTTGTCGATAGCATCAATTCAGTAGTGAAAGGTTTCGAGAAATTCTTTGGCACTGCGATTGAGAGCGTTGTCGGCTTTTTCTCATCCAGCTTCAATCGCATCGTCAATGCCTTCGCGGCAGATTTCCAGAATGCGATGTCGGATCCTATCGGTTTTGTCACAGGGAAATTTGATTCCGCCCTAGCCGCCGTAAATAAAAACGGCGGGCTTACATTTAAAACCTCATTTGATGCAGCAGGAGGCAGCGTGCTGGACAAGATCAGCGCTGGGCTTGGCGCAACGAGCGACATGTATGGTGAGCGGTTGAAAGACGGCACAGCGGCAATCCAAGGCGAATTTGAAAAGGTGGTCGGCGGCTTTGAAAAGAGCGACCGAGATATCTTTGGAGCGAAGGAGAGTTTTTCCCAAGCGGCTGATAAATTCAAAGAAGTCGAAAGTATCGGATCTAAGCTCCGCGAAGATTTTGAGAAGTCAGCAGAAGCGGCCGGCGGGGCGGCAAAGAACACCAGCGCGGCAGCCGACGAAGCCGACAGCGTGGCCACCTCATTCAACAAGGCCGAAGGTTCGGCAAAGAAAATGAAAGATGATCTTTCAACTTCAGCCAAGCTCCTCAAGGACATAACCGATGCCGAGTCCAAAAACTCGGTGGATAAAGGCGGAAAGTTGGAAAAGCAAGTGCAAGACCAGATTTCAAAAAAAGACTTTGGCGGTGCACGAGTTACAGCCAACAAGATCGCGCAGAACGAGATCGAGCAAAGCATTCGCGGCACAGGTAAAAACATGGACCGCCGAAGCATGGCCGACATCGGCAAGGATTTCGGACTGCGCCAGCAACTCGGCGAAAACTCTAGGGATTTCACCGCTCGCGTAAAAGATGTGCGCGAAGGCCGTGCGATTGCTGATAAATTTGGCGGCTCCAAGCCACTGCCAGACACGAAATCCGTCGACAAACCTGGCCAAGACGGGTCGAAGACGCCTGATAAAAATGACAAAGATAGCCCAAAAAACACGCTGGATTCCCTCGTGGGCGAAATAAAAAAACTCCTCGAAAAAATCGAACCTCGTCTGCCGGTCGCAGCCCTCACCGCATAACCCATGACACTCTACGGCACATTCCCTCTCCTCGTTCCCGGCTCCACGGAATCCCAATCGGTCTACGGTTTGAAAAAAATAAGCGGCACGATTTTATTCAAAGCTGGAGAGGAAGCCGCTGCGCTTACTTTAGCCGAAGAAAGTGGATCGGTTTTCCCAGACCCGCAGGTGCGCACGACAGATATGGGCCTGCTGGAAATGAGCTTCGACGCCTACACGGACACCGGAGCGACATCGGGCGTCTTCGGCACTGAGGTGCTGAATCTTTCTAAATCTTTTGAGTCCACGATCACGCAGGCTGTGGGCAACAACCCGCCAGCGCCGATCACCTACAACTGGACCGTGACGGAAATCTGGATCGCGGATTCTTTCACCGAGCGCAAGGTGCTGGCGGCAACTCTCGGCAGTGTGTTTTTAACCGTGTCGCAAAATTCACTGAACAGACGCATGCTCAAGCGCATCACCACTGGCAAGAGGCCAAGCGGCGGAGCGAGCAGCCTGTCTATCACTTGGGCGACGCAAGTCTCCAGCGTGACGCGCCGGAATTTCGGCAGTTTTGATGAGGTCGATATCGTGAGTTCTCTCAAAGCAGAAATAGTATGACGCAGCCACCCGTCAGCTTCTCAGAAAAGGCCAGCGCTTCGAAGAGTGGTGCGGGAGGCTACCCGATCCAGATTTCGGCAAAGGATCTCGATGCAAACTTCACCTACGCCACTCTCGATGTTTCCGACACCTCGCCACAAGGTGATCAACAGCCGTTTTCGGTGGATGAATTCACAGGCCCAGGCGGCCACACGCAGCGGCGGCTTATTTTTCAGCCAGCCGCACCGTCGAAGGATGCCGTCTTTGCCGTAGTCGGCGGTGCTCTTGCTTGGCTGCAAGTGCCAGACTCGGGAACTTATGTGCTCGGTGCGGTAGATGGCGCGCTTGCATGGGTGGCAACGGAGGAGTGCTGATATGACGCTCGGGCGCTCCACCTCTGGCGCGATTAAGGTCAAGACCGATGCCGTTCTCCGGGCGGTGTCGTGTGGGTGCTGCGAGACGGTGCAGTTGACTGTGAAATACTCATGGGAAGGGACAGGGCAGAGGGATTTGGACACGCAGACAGCGGCATTCGGTGAATCCGTGGGCTTTGGCTGCGGTGGGAGCGGCACCTATGTGCAATGGATAGGCGGGGACAACACCGGACAGGATGCAGTGGAGCAGGTGGATATCCGCGTGGAGGATGCCCGTCGCGATGGGCTTTGGTCCTCGAGCTACAATATCGATGCTTTTGCTGGTTGGTATGAGCCAGCAGGTGGGAGCGGTAACGCTCTACTTATTGTCGATTTTAAAGGCAGCACCAAGACCAAGTCTATTTCGCCAGGGCAACAGAGCGGCTGCGCTTCTACGCAGGTCGCCACCATCACCGTTTATTCAACAAGGCAAGATGACGGTTCATATTTTGAAATCCTGTAATTTTTCCACAAATTCAAAATGTGATCTTGGTTATCATGGCGGGCAACCTCACGCAGGGAACTGTCGCGCATGTATAAACGCAGGGGAGAATACGCCGGAACATTCCGCCGAGCTTGCCGCTCGCGCAGAGCGCGCGCACCCGGCAGCAGCGCGTCGAGTGAGTGGTTGCTGTGACTCGGCAAAAAACTACCAAGTCGAATAGTTTGACACCCCGCCAGCAGTAGCCCGCCATGCGTATTTACCTCGATCTCGACTCTCGCCGACTGCTCACCACGCCCACGCGGCCGCTCTCACTGCTGGAATTCAAGCGCCGCGACAACGACAGCATCGAGCTTCAATTCCTCCGCGATGCCGTTGTTCAGCAACTCCCCGCAGGCACGACAGCCCGCGTCGGAATCAAGCCGGATGGCAATTACAACGCGCCTTTCTTGGCAGTCACGACGCTCACGCAATCCGGCACCGGCACGGCCACGGTCTACAGCGGCGAGCTAAACCTCCACACCACAGCAATGGCCACGGCATTCGCTGGCGAGCCGGTTACCCTCCCGGCAATGCTCGAAGTCGAGTGGGTGACGGGTGATGTCGTGTCTTCCTCCAAGACGCTGCCGACCACACTGCACAACGATGTCATCCGAGGCGATGAGGGCCAGCCGGTCTCGCTGCCGATCTTCTACTCGGCCGCAACCAGCGACTTTAAAGCGACTCAGGCTCAGGCAGAGGCAGGCACGGACAACTTGACATGGATGACGCCTCTCCGCACCGCGCAGGCCATCGAGGCTCTGGGTGGCGGCGGCGTGTCCTCGTGGAACGACCTCACTGACAAACCTAGCACTTTTGCGCCTAGCACGCACACGCATCCTCTCTCGCAACTCACACAATCGAGCGCGACGACCGGCCAAGTCGCCACTTGGAACGGCACGGCATGGGTGCCGCAGACTGCCAGCGCAGGAGTCACGAGCTACGCCAACCTCACGAATGTTCCCAGCACATTTCCGCCCGCTTCACACAACCATTCTGCCGCCGAAATCACGAGCGGCACGCTGGATCTTGCTCGTATCCCGACAGGCACGACGAGTATCACAGTGGCTTTAGGCAACGACTCTCGCTTTTCTGATGCCCGCACACCGACCACGCACGTCCACGGGAACATAACCAACGCCGGGGCCATCGGAACCACTGCTAGCCTTCCCGTCATAACAGGCGCAAGTGGTGTGCTTCAAGCAGGCTCATTCGGCACAACTGCCGGGACATTCTGCCAAGGCAACGACTCGCGCCTGCTGACACTCACTGGCGGAATCACGGCAATCGCGGTGGTTTCAGCGATGCCAGCAACGCCAAACGCAAGCACGCTCTATATCGTCACAGCATGAGCTTGCCGATCATCACGGCCGGTCAGAGCTTTTCGGGTAAGGTGGGCGGTTTTTTTACTGCGACCACTCCGGCTCTGGATGGCTCAGCGCAAGTCACCTCGTGGAGTGCTACGGGTTTGCCGCAAGGGTTAAGTCAAAATCCCAGCACGGGCGCGATTTCGGGCTTTCCTACCGCAAAAGGTTCATTCACTGCATCATTCACTGCTACCAACAGCAGCGGAACAAGCGCGCCGACGAGTATCGCTTTCTCGATCGCGGATGGAGTGCCGATAATTACCGCGGGTCAGAGTGCATCAGGATCCCCAGGCACAGCGTTTAATACGACATTTTCTCTCACCGATAGCACGAATCGTCCAGTCACAAGCTGGGAGGCGTTGAGCCATTTGATTGAGGGTGATATATTCATTCTTGGGCTGCCAAGCTGGGCTACGATCGATCCGAGCACGGGAGCGATCACAGGCACGCCGCAAGATATAGGATCCATAATTCTCACACTTCGCGCCACGGGGCCTGGCGGCACTGATACGAAGGAGGTGACGATTGCGATCGCTGTGAGTCCACCGATCTTTGCCGGAGCCATTCGAGCTATTTCCATCTATGCCGGGGCGACCCAAGCCAAGGCTCTCTATTACGGCAGCCGTTTACTTTGGAATGCGGCTGATCCGTCAACCCTGCTAAATAACATCCTGGCATTTTACAAACTGAACGATGACGGAACCGGTGGGCTTTCACTTTCAGACAGCAGCGGAAACAACTGCACTCTTACTAATTCAAATTCGGTGTCATTGAGCACCGGAGCTATTCAAGGCGCAGCATTGTTTGCTGGCACCGGCCATTATTTAAGTGCATCAATATCATTTAATCCCGCGCAGCCATACACTATTTCCATGTGGGTAAATGTCGCCACTTTGAGAAATTACTTTTCACTTTTTGCTGGCTCTGCGGCTGGGACGCTGAACATCCACGGCGACTCATCTGGCGGCCTGTCGTGGAACAACGGCGCGTCTGGAGATTTTTCGCAGTCTGCTTTTTTCACTGCAAACCAATGGATTCATTGCGTCTTTTTGCGCGGCAGTGCAAACGCGATGAGCATCTACAAAAACGGAACACTTGTAAAATCAGCCACAGGCTCGACGAACTACAGCCCAATAACGCAGGTTGATATCGGTAATGTCAGGCACATGGGGGGCTTTGAATTTTCAGGCAGAATAGACGCCCTTGGTGTCTGGAACCGCGCCCTCACCACTGCCGAAATCGCGAAACTTTATAAGTCTGGAACAGGATTTGAGTTTTAGCATTCCGCCTACTTCCCTCCCCTTCCGTCCCGCTCCTAGTGCGGTGATTTGACAACATGCCGCAGGCAGCGGCATGAAACTCTTCATCGACCTCACCACCCGGCGGTTCGTCCGCAGCGCAGCGTCCTCTGTGGCCTTGCCCGCGCTCGTGCTCAAGCGCCGAGATGTCATGCCGGTGGAGGTCATCTTCGTGCAGCGCGGAGCAGCAGTCGCCACGCCAGCAGGGACCAGCATCCGCGTGGCGCTCAAGAGCAAATTTTCTGACGCTAATTTCTTGGCACTCGCCGACAGCGGCACGCTTGATCTCTACACCACGGCCGTGGAAGACCTCTTTCCCGGCAGCACCGCCAGCGCGGATGCGCTGCTCGAGGTGCGCTACGCACGCACGGGCGAGGCTACTCGCACGGCCACGCTCCAGGTGGAAATTCAAAACAGCGTTATCTTGGGCAACGAGGCCACGCCTGCCGTAGTGCCAGACGGAAAAGCTACGCAAGCCGAAGCCACCGCAGGCACCTCGAATGAAAAATGGATGACCCCCCTGCGGACCGCGCAAGCCATCGCGCAACTCGCCCCTCCGCCGACTTGGGCCAGCGTGCTGAACAAGCCTGCCACTTTTCCGGCGACTGCCCACACGCACCTTAAGAGCGAGATCACCGGCCTCGATGCCGACCTCGCCACTCTTGCAACCGCCGACACCTCGCTCGGCCAGCGAATCGATTTCCTCGCCGCGAATCTGGACCCTGCCGCGCTCGACTCTATCGCCGAAGCAGCCGCCAGCATCGGCAGCTTGCAGACCCAGATTAACGGCAAGGCTGCAAGCGTCCACACCCACACCATTGCGGACACCACTGGCCTCCAAACCGCGCTTGCAGGCAAGCAGCCTCTCGGTAGCTACGCAACCGCCGCGCAAGGTGCCAAGGCCGACACCGCGTCTCAGCCGGGCCACAAGCACAGCGCAAACGACGTAACTACCACAGCCCTGATCGCTCGCAATTTTTGGGAAGGTGAAACGGCAGTTTTTTACCGCGAGCCATTTGTAATCCACAACGGACAACCGTTTTTTCGAGCAGAGCCAGACTTTACACTTTGGTATGACTCCGGCACGGCGTGCTGGAATATCAGTAACGGCCAACCATTCACGCAGAACGTCGTGCAATCGAGCGACGAAGCTAATGGTCTCATGCCGCACCTCGTTCCGTGGGGGTTCGATCTAGACCTTTGCAATGTAGGTGAGCTGACCGATGACCTGCGCGCGACCTTTGCCACGGTCAATCACCAGCACCCAGCAAATACAATTACAGGTCTCTCAACTTTTGTTGCAGACAATGCCCCCGGCCTTTCGATCACCACGACCACTCACATTGCGAACGGCCTCACCGACACCTACTCCGTGAGCGGCCTCTCTAGCGCCAACCCATCTCATGTCCTTGTCTCGCTGAACGGCGTTACGCAGTCACCCGGCACCGACTACATGGTGAATCTGGCAACGGGGAAAATCATCTTCGACGACTATCCAGCAAACGGACAACAGATCGTCTTCACCGCCCTCGGCCTCCGCAGCGTGCAGCGTCCACTCGATCCGACTCTCTACATTTACGCATTCGACCAGTCCACCAACGGCCTCACCACCTACAGCGGGCGCCTGCTCAATGCCAACCGACCTGCCGCGCCAGCACTGCCAGAGACCGCGAGCACTTGGACAATTAAACGCAGCACACTCACCGCCGCCGGGCGAGTGCTTTCAACCGCCTCGGCCGTCGGCTCGTGGACTAACCGGGAGACTCTCGCATACCAATGACAACGATTACCGAGAGCAACCTCAGCCAGCAACTCGATCTCTCGAGCTTCGACCTAACCCTGCCAGGCATCGTCGTCGAATACCCAACACGCTCCGCCTTCCCGAGCGTCGGAAAAGCCGACCGCCTCTACATGGCAATGGACGAAGGCATGCCCTACCGCTGGTCGCCCTCCGCGAGCTCCTACGCCCTCATGATCCCGGTCATCGATGCCGGCAATTTTTGACACTCACCCCACCACGAACAGCCAAAACCAAAACCACCAACACCACCTAATTAGTCATGCCTAATCCTATCATTCGCATCAAGCGCGGTTCCGGTTCTCCGGTGTCGCTTCAAGTCGGGGAAGTCGCCTTCGACTCCACAAATAAGTCATTTTTCATCGGCACAGCCGAAGGCGTTCTCCCGATCGCGGGCGAGCACATCTTCGCAAAGAAGACCTTCGTTAGCGATGCAGTAGCAGCCGAGGCTTCGCTTCGCTCCGCAGCGGATTCCACCCTCACGACAAACCTCAATAGCGAGATCAGCCGCGCCACAGCCGCTGAAGGCGTCATCGCAGCCAACCTCGCTCAAGAAATCATCGACCGCGCCGCCGCGATCAGCTCAGAAGCTTCCGCTCGTAGCTCGGCAGACACGACCCTTGACGGCAAGATCACGACTGAAAAAGGCCGCATCGATGCGATCCTATCTGCTTCCCAGGCCGACAAAGACAGCTTCGCCGAGATCGTCAGCTTGATCAACAGCGTGGATGCCACGAACGACACAGCCTTCGCCGGTTATGTGACCAGCAACAACGCCGCGCTCGCAGCCGAAGTCACGAACCGCACCAGTGCCGACACCGCCCTCGGTGGCCGCATCGACACCGTCGAGTCCGCCGCGACAGCCCTTGCCACCCGAGTCACCGCAGCCGAGGCCGACATCAACACCGAAGAGTCTGCCCGCGCAGCCGCCGACACGACCCTTCAGTCGAACATCACCGCCGAAGCGAGCGCCCGCTCCAGCGCTGACACGACTCTGCAATCGAACATCACCGCTGAAGCCACCACCCGCGCTTCTGCCGACACCAGCTTGCAGACCAACATCACAAGCGAGGCAACAGCCCGCGCCAGTGCAGACGACGCGCTCGACGCTCGCCTGGATAGCCTCGAGGCCAGTATCGACGGCGGCACCTACTAAGCACCGCAACCACTCCCCGGCGGGGCGCTCCATAGCGCCTCGCCAAGCGGGGGAGTTTAAAATTTCCGCTGAATAAAAAAGGCCCATGCCAAATCCAACCATTATCCCGAAAAAGTCGGTCCAAGCCTCAGCCATACCGACCACCGCGCAGCTCGCCCTCGGCGAAATCTGCGTGAACCACGCCGACCGCCGCATCTACAGCCGCAACCCGTCCACCGGCGAAGTCTATAAACTAGCAGGCACCAAAGACGCACCCGATCGCGTCTGGGCCTTCGACCTCTCAAGCGACGGCACCACTACCTACCTCGGCTTTCTCCTTTACTCGGAATTCCCCAACACCGGCAGCGTCTATGACGCCGAAGGATGGGAGATCGTCCGTACCACTTTTAACTCCGCAGGCACAACCTCCACCGAAGCCAGCGCCACCGGCGCGTGGTCTTCCAAAGAAACTCTTACTTACTCATAATATGCAAGCTACCAACCCAATTCAAATCGACGGCAAACAATACCCGAAATACTCGCTCAACCTCGCCATTAACGGCAAATACAACGCAGACGGCAGCACAGACGCCAGCATCGCCGCCCGCTTCATCCCGACTCGCTTGGTCGAGGGCGGCGAGCCAGAGCAGGCGCAAGAGCAGTCTGTGAACCTCGCCCTCGGTAGCCTCTCCGGTTCCGACGAACCCACTCTCACCGCCGTCGCTGAAATCTCGGCGGCCTTGCAAAAATTCATCATCTCGAAAGGTCTCTAATCATGGCTAACTATCGCGCGATCGCATCTGGCAACTGGTCAGCAGGAGCAACTTGGGCAGGCGGAGCAGTGCCTCCAAATGGGCAAGGTCACAATATCTATTCCAACACTTTCACGGTCACCATCGACACCAATGTCGATGTCGCGGTTATCACAAATGCAGCCTTCGCTGGCACTTTTGTTGGTGGTGGCACAGCAGCAATGGGAGGATATTTTGAGCTTGCAAATGGCGTAACACTTACTGGAAATGTTATTCGAGGAAGCAGTGTAACCCATGCGTTCACGCTTCTTATTAGCGCATCAAATTCCGCTAACATAGTTGGAAATATATCTTCGCAATCTGGAATCTCTGGAGGAGGAAATTCAAGCTGCTTTCAAATTAACACATCTGGAACAGTCAATATTACCGGAAATGTAACGGGGGGTGATATTGCTCAATCAGCCGGAATATTTACCGCTTCTCTTGCTACAATTAACATAACAGGAAATGTCACTGCTGGTAGTGGAGGTAATTCGAGCAACGCATGGGCCAGAGGAATTCAATCAACAGGGTTAGGGTATATAAATGTAACTGGAAGCGTTTCTGGTGGAACTTTAAACACAGGACAAATTGGTATACAACACGGCAACGGAAATTTATCCGTGGTTGGAAGTGTTACGGCAGGGAATACATTAGGGTCTCATGGAATATCGACAGGATCGGGGAATATAAACATCGTTGGCAATATTACTGCAACAAATACAGCAAATGGCGTGTTAGCAACTGGTAATGCAAATACGATTTTTTCTGGAAATTTTATTGCAAGTGCAAATGGAACCGCTGCAATTTATTGCCCTCAATATCGAGTATCACCAACTCCGCTCAACGCTCGCACACGATATGCCGCAAACGGTAGCGGAAGTTATGTGGATATGTTCACAGCCGACAACAACTTCGGCCAAGCCAATCCGACTGATGTCCGCTCTGGCGTGAGCTACGCCAGCGGCAACCTCACCGGCCGCCTTACCGTCCCCGCTCGCGGCTCGGTGGCGTTGAGCGTCAACTACGGCCCCTTGATGCCATTCACGGCAACCCGCAGCGGCACTACCGCTACGGCAACGATGGCTTACAGCTACCCGCTTGTCGTCGGCGATGAGTTTACCGTGACCGGCGCATCAAACGCCGAATGGAACGGCAGCTACACGGTCGCATCGGTTGTGAGCGGAACATCAGTCACATTTACCGTCCCTGACACGCACAGCGCCATTGCAGGCACAGGCGCTCTCATGCAAACCACAGGCACAGCGGTCCTCGATCCCGCAGCCGTGGCCACCGCAGTCTGGGGAGCGGCAACGCGCACGCTCACAGCAGGCGGGGGCATCAGCGCCTCGGATGTCTGGGACTATGCGACTCGCACGCTCACGACATCAAGCGGCCCAACAGCAGTCGAGATCCGGCAGGAGATGGATAGCAACAGCACGAAGCTCGCCAACCTCGACGCCACGGTCAGCAGCCGCCTCGCGCCATCCGGCACGCTGGCAGTCGTCACGACATTGACCAACGCGCCAACCGTGCCATCAGCCGCCTCTATTGCCACCCAAGTCCGCACGGAGTTGGCAACAGAACTGGCTCGCGTGGATGCCTCCGTGAGCAGCCGCATGGCCGCAAGCGAAGCATCGAAGCTCGATGCGGTGAAGGCTAAGACAGACGCCTTGATCCCGGAAAGATTGGCGAATGTAGCGACGACCGCGATCGTGGGTAATCTCATCGCCCAGGCGAACAGCTAATGAGCGAGAGCGTCACCAAAGTGCTCGACATGGCATCCCGGTGGGTCACTCCCATCGGGATACTTGTGGTCATAATTTTGCAAAGCCAATTCGTGTCCCGCAGTGAGTTTGAAGCAGCCTCCGAAAAACTCAGCGGGCGCGTTGAAAAAATTGAGGCCGTCTTGATTCGGATGGAGGCCAACGCCGAAACCGACAAGCGCCACGACATTCTCCTCGCAGACCACGAAGGCAGGCTGAGAGCCATCGAGCGCCGATGACCTGGGACATTCCAGCCATGGTCAAAACCGGCCTCGAGATACTCGATAAAGTCGTGCCGGACACCGAAGCCAAGCGAAAGGCACAAGAAGCCTGGCAGCTTCGCGTGCTGGAAATAGCAGCCCAAGAAGCCACTCAGCAATCCGCAACAAATACAGCCGAAGCCAACCATCCCTCCCTCTTCGTTTCGGGGTGGCGTCCTTTCGTGGGATGGGCCTGCGGGTTCGCCTTTGCGTGGATCTGTTTCGGCCAGCCGCTCTTCTCGTGGGTCTATGTTCTGACAACCAATCAACCCGCTCCCGTTGTCGAACTCCCGACCGAAATGTTGATGACAACCCTCTTGGGAATGCTCGGACTCGGCACTCTCCGAACCCTTGAAAAAATCAGGGGAGTAAACGCAAAATGACCCTCGACGAACGCAGCGAACGCAACCTCGCTACTCTCCACCCGGACCTGCACCACCGCGCGGTCACATTCGTCGCCGCCGCCAAGAGCCTCGCCGCCCAGCGCGGCCTCGATGTTAAGTGCATATGCGGCCTACGCTCCTTCGACGAGCAGGCCGCACTCTACGCCAAGGGCCGCACAGTTCCCGGCAAGATCGTCACCAAGGCTCCAGCAGGCCACAGCATGCACAATTTCGGCCTCGCAATCGATCTCGGCGTCTTTTCAAAGGACGGCAAAACCTACCACGGCGACCATCCTTTATACCGCGAACTCGGCCCCCTCGGCGAAAGCCTCGGCTTCGAGTGGGGAGGCCGCTGGAAATTCAACGACGAGCCGCACTACCAATTCCGGCCGCCATGGTCCACCAACATGACCGAACGCGAACTCCTCGCCAGTCTGCGCCAGCGCGTGGCCGACCGCATCGACATCCTAGCCTAATCTTTTGACAAAACAGCCAAGGCTGTGAGCCGCAAGCCCAAAGCCACCGCACCGGCAGACCGCGCTGCAATCGTCGACAAAATCCGACAACTCGCCGCCGACCATTTCGATTGCGGGCTTGTCGTTTTTTCATGGGAGGAAGGCGGCGAGACCTTCCACATGGAAACCCACTTCGGCAACCGCTACGCCGTCGAATCCCTCTCCGAAAAAACCACGGAACTCCTCTTCCCATTCGAGGACGAAGAGGACGAAGAAGCCGAAGCATGACAGCAAGCATCACATTCAACCTCCCTCAAGAAGCGCCCGAGCACATGGCCGCTGTGAAAGGACTCGATACCATCCTGCTGCTGGACGATCTCATTAACGAAATCCGCTCATTCCTCAAACACGAATGCGGCCAATTTAAATCTTGGCGCAACGAAGAAGGCGTCGAATGCACCGCATGCCCGGAGACCCTCGAAAAAGTCCGAAGCCTCATTTGGGAAATGCGCCAAGCCCGCGAAATCCCTGACCTACCATGACACCGATTAAAAAATGGAAGCGATGGATGGCCGTCGGATGCTCGCACGGCGATCAGATCGACGAAGAAGCCCGCAAGGCCGTTCTAACATTTAAGGAACGCTGGAAGCCTGACCCCTCTGCCACATTTCACTTGGGTGATTTTTTGGACTTAGCAGCGTTCCGCACCGGAGCCGTCAACGACCCCAACTCTTCCGACCGAGCCGCCAGCGTGAGTGACGATCTCAGCGCGGGAATTGACTTCCTCCACGAACTCCGACCGCAGCACATCCTATTTGGCAACCACGAAGCCCGCCTCTACAAGCTCGCCGCCTCGCCAAACGCGCTTGCAGCGCACGCCAGCACGCTCACCATCCAAGCCATCGAAGACGCCGCAAAAAAGCTCAAGGCGAAAGTTTATCCTTATCACATCCGAAGCTATGCCCAACTCGGAGGAACGAAATTCCTGCATGGCTACATGTTCAACGTCCAAGCGATCAGGGACCACGCCGAGACCTACGGCAACTGTATCCTAGCCCATCTGCACCGAGTCGGCAGCGAACGCGCCCGCACGCTCGACGGAGCCACCGGCCACTGCACCGGCATGCTCGCCCGATTTGATATGGAGTATGCGTCCGCCCGCCGCGCGACGCTCGCATGGTCCCAAGGATTCGCCTACGGGCACTACTGCGACACCTCCCTCACCGTTAATTTATGCGAAAGAAAATCCGGACAACCGTGGCTTCTGCCAATATAACCGACGCCTGGGCGAAGGTTTTTGAAGACTCAAAAGTCGAAAACATCGAAGACCTGAAGCGCCAAGGCTGGCGGCATGTCTACGAACTTGCCGAGTCCTGCGGACGCGACCGCCAGTATATGCAACGGAAGCTCGAATCTGAAGTTCAAGCCGGAAGATTTGAGCGCAAAAGCGCCAGGGTTGTCCGCAAAACTCAGGTAAGACAGTTGTTGTTTTTTCGGCCCGTGTGAGACTTGCAACGCAACAACGGCGCAACGCTTTTGTAAGTTGTTGATTATTAGATACCATTCTTTGATTCGTAATCGATAGGTCACGAGTTCGAGTCTCGTCGTCGGCTCTCCTTCTAAAAGCCCGCAGATGCCCATATGGATTGGCTCTGCGGGCTTTTTCTTTGGCTGGGCAAAATTGGTTGAAAGTTGCTCCAAATGGGTGAAAATGCCATTATGGACGCAACGGACGCAACAGGCAGGAGTAAGCCGGTCATCACACTTCGCACGGCTACGGTGCGGGGAGAACAAAGGCATGTGGTTTTTTCACGGATTGCCGGGGTGGAGAATCGCACTTTTTTTAAGACCCGGTTGGAGGCTCGCATGGCTCATGATGCGCTTGTTGAAAAGCTGGAGACCGGAGGAACAGATGCTTTCAAGAAGTCCGCTGGCATGACCGTGGAAAAGGGCTGGCAGGAATTTCAACTGGTGCGGATGCCGAAGCTGAAAGAAGGAAACCACACTCGCCTCCTCAAATGGTGGTGGGGGCATTTCGTGCAGAAATACGGCGCTCTCGATTTGAATGACATCAAGCCCGTCCACATCGAGGCTTTCCTAACTCGCCCGGAGTGGAGCGGGACTACGGCAAATCAGGGCTTTGTTTACCTGCGTCTCGTATTTAACTGGCTGGTCCGCTACGAACTCGCAGCAGCAAATCCGGCGCTCAAGATCGACACGCCGAAGGCTGCACCAGAGCATCATTTGCTGACCGTGCCGGAGGTGAAGAAGCTTTTGAGCCTTACGAAAAAAAAGACTCGGCTCCGCGCATGGATCGTGCTGGGTCTTTTCGGCGGAATGCGCATCTCGGAGGTGTGGCGCTGCCGCCCGGAGCATATCGAGCAGACAGAGATTTTCGTGCCATTCCGAAAGTCCACCGACCCAAAACCGCGCCCTCGCTTTGTGCCGATTCTCCCGGCGCTAACAAGGAACCTGCCAAAAAAGTGGGATGAGTTAGGGGAGGACATCATCAAACGCGAGCGCACGGAGCTGGCGCACGCCATGGGCTGGCAGGAATGGCCGCAGAATTGCCTTAGACACACAGCGGCCTCGATGCACCGCGCCATGTGGCAAGACAGCGCGAAAACGGCTTATTTCCTTGGTCACTCATCCCCCCGCATGGTGGAGGATCGCTACGCCAGGGGAGTGAGGCAAAATGAGGCTAAGGCGTTTTGGGCGTTGTAAAACGCTAAATTAAAGCA